CAAAAGCAGTCTCCCCGAAGTCAGCAAGCCCTACAGGCGCGATGAATAGTGGAACTGGCAAAAAATCACTCAGGGATCAATTGGCCGAATCGGTCGAAGCATCCCTCGGTGGACATTTTTAATATCTGAAAAAGGAAACAATTATGGCCTTCGCCAACAGTGCAATATCCGACATTATCGCCACTACCATTCAAAATCGCTCCGGCGAACTGGCAGATAACGTCACCCAAAATAACCCTATTTTACTACGTCTGAAGAAGAATGGGAATATTCGCCCATTTTCTGGTGGTAACGTGATCTTGGAAGAGATCATGTATAACGACACCACTACTTCGAACGTGAACAGCTACTCCGGTTACGAAGTGCTTAACGTAACCCCGAACAGCCCGATCAGCTCGGCGCAGTTTTCCATCGCGCAGTATGCCGCTGCGGTAACGATCTCCGGTCTGGAAATGTTGCAGAACAGTGGCAAGGAACAGATCATTGACCTGCTCGAAGGTCGCGTGAAGGTAGCAGAAGCCCAACTGATGAATCGGATCGATACCGACCTTTACGGTGATGGCACTGGCAACAATGGCAAGAACCTGACCGGTTTGGCTCTGGCCGTTGCGGATTCTCCGTCCGGTACGACTTACGGCGGCATCGCACGCTCCACATGGACGTTCTGGCAGAATCAGGCTTACTCCGGCGTAACCAACGGCGGCGCACCGGTATCAGCGGCCAACATCCAGCAGTACATGACACAACTGGCCGTAAAACTGATCCGGGGGAACAATAAAGCCGACCTGATCGTTGCCGACAATGCCTATTACGGCATGTACGTCAATTCCCTGCAAGCCATTCAGAAGGTCGCTGACCCCGAGATGGCCGGAGCAGGTTTCGCTGCACTGAAGTTCTATGGCGGCGGCACGGCGGCGGATGTTGTTCTGGGCGGCGGTATCGGTGCTCACGCGACCGCAAACCACATGTGGTTCCTGAACACGGATTATCTGTTCCTTCGTCCACACAAGGACCGCAACTACGTGCCCATCGGTGGCGAACGGCAATCAGTCAACCAAGACGCGATTACCAAACTCATCGGCTGGGCAGGCAACCTCACCTCCAACGGTCCGCAATTCTGCGGCGCGTTGATCGCCTAACAGGAGTATCACATGGCATATCCTATAAGCATCATTCACGGCATCGACCTGGTTAATACCACGCTGGCCACTGACATCTCGTCCGGCGCTCGGGTGGTTCCACATGCCATTGGCACGGAAGTATTTGCCTCGGACGGCAAGATTTATGTCTTCGCCAAGGCCGGTGGATCGATCACCGCTTCCACCACTGTGTGTACCGTCAATGCGGGCACCTTCTCGGCCACCAGTTCGGGTGGTTCATACACGTCACCAGCGACAGCCATGTCTACGGGCGATTACGGCTGGTTCAGCAAAGCATCTGTCTAATCCTAACTCAACGAGTGGAAAGGGGCTTCGGCCCCTTTTTTTTATGGGTTTTTAACATAGAACCCATAACAAAACTCAACCACTTGAGGAATCTAAATGCAGACCGAATCCCTTGCAGTACGTTTCTATTCCAAGCCAATCCAGAACGAATTCCTTTCCTCGCATGAAGGCCGACCCATTCATTTCATGGCTGACTTTGTGCGGATCGAAATTCCCGGAAATTCGACCTCGATCATTGACACGTATGTGAATGAAAGCCACAAAACCCGCTTTCCAATTGAGTGGGCACAATACCTAAACGAGAAGACGGAAAGCGATTCAATCGAGATGCAAGGCACGCTCATCCGAGAATGGCCGTTGCTTACTGCAGCTCAGGCCACTGAACTTCGGCATTTCAGGTTTTATACTGTCGAACAGATTGCCAATTCATCCGACATCCAGATTATGTCAATCGGCATGGCCGCCGGTATGGCACCTTATGCGTTGCGTGATAAAGCCAAGGCCTATCTTGAAAATGCTAAGGATTCGGCACTGGTTCAGTTACAGACCGAGGAGCTTCGGAAGCGCGAACAAGAGATCGCAGACCTTAAGGAACAAGTCGAACGCATGGCGCGTTTATTTGAAGAACAGAAGCCTAAGCGTGGCAGACCAGCAAAAGAAGACCAGGAAGCCGACTAAATGAAAACACTGCTTCAGATCGTACAGCAGGCCTGTGGAGAAATGGGTCTCACCGCGCCTAACTATGTGGCTGGCAATACCGCCTCCGATACAGTGCAGATGCTAGCCCTGTTAAATGGAATTGGCGGCGATCTAAGCAGGGAATTCGACTGGCAAGCGCTACAGAAGGCCTACACATTCACCACGACCGGAGCGGACTCTTATCCGCTACCGAGTGACTATGATCGGCAAATCGATCGGACCCACTACGACAAGTCGAAACGGTGGGAAATGCTCGGTCCTGAGTCGCCTCAGCAATGGGAGTTCCTGACCTCCTCGTATATCTCGGTCGGACCAAGGCTACGTTACCGGCTGATGGGCAATGCGCTGAATGTCTGGCCGACGACCAACACCGGAGAAACAGTAGGTTACGAGTACATCTCGAACGCATGGGTGACGGGAGCGGACACAACGGTTAAGAGTTCGTTCGATCTGGACACAGATGTCTGCATTTTCCCGGATCGCCTGATGATAACTGGGCTGAAGCTGAGGTATTTCTCGGTCAAGGGCTTCGATACCCAAGAGTATCAGGGCGAATTCATGCGCTATTTGTCAGTAGCAAAATCGAACGATGCCGGTGCTTCTACCCTGAGTTTCGCTCCCAAGTTATCTAGCGTCCTAATCGGATGGGAGAATATCCCGGACTCTGGATATGGCCAGTAACCCGTTTTCACTACCAGCCCCGGTTGGGGGATGGGATTCTAAGAACTCTTTGGGAGAAATGCCGCCTAATAATGCGGTCTTTCTGAATAACTGGTTCCCGCGTCCGTCCGATGTAATATTGCGCAATGGATACAGGCAGTTTGCTACAGGTCTGGGTGGTCAGGTCAACGCGGTCATGTCCTACAACGCCGGGGATAAAACAAAGCTGTTTGCTGCCTCTGGCGCGTATATCTACGATGTGACCGCAGGCGGTGCGGTGGGCGCTCCGGTGTGGACTACTGCAACCTCAGATAAGTGGTATCACACCAACGTCGCCACGCCGGGGGGGAACTTCCTCTATCTGGCGAACGGCATAGATAAGCCGCTTCTGTACAACGGAACCACCTGGACGGCCATTGATGGGGCTTCGACTCCTGCGATCACTGGCGTAACGACGACACTGCTAACTCACCCTTATGTGGCTAAGCAGCGGGTGTGGTTCATCGAAACAAAAAGCTTGCGGGCTTGGTATCTGCCGGTTATCTCGGTCGGAGGAACTGCGAATTCGCTTGATTTCGGCTCGCTGTGTCGCAGGGGTGGGTATCTGGTCAGCATGGCAGAATGGACGGTAGAGGGCGGTTTCGGCATGTCCGATTACGTCGCCTTCATTACCTCCGAGGGTGAAATGTTGATCTACTCCGGAACCGATCCATCAAACTCAACCGCATGGAGCCTTCTCGGAATCTGGTATGTCGGCTCACCGATGGGCAGGAAGTGCTTTACCAAATACGGATCGGACTTGCTTCTTATTTCTCAGGAAGGGCTGACCCCGATGAGCCAAGGTAGGTTCTTCTCTGATTTGGGAAATAAGGGAACGCTCACCGACAATATTCAGTGGGCTATCAGTTCGGCCACATCGCTTTATGGTTCTAACTTCGGCTGGCAGGCGACCACCTATCCACTGCAAAATGCCCTGCTTCTGAATGTACCTGTCGCCACAGGTTCACAGGAACAGTACGTGCAGAACACAGTGACCGGAGCATGGTGCAGGTTCACCGGATGGGCTGCGAATACCTGGGAAATGTCGCAGGATCAGATTTACTTCGGCGGCAATGGCTATGTCGGTCAGGCATGGTATGGCAATGATGACGACGGGGTACAGATCAACGGCGATGCCTTGCAGGCATTTAACTATTTCGAGCTTCGCGGAAAGTTAAAACGTTTCACCATGATGCGCCCGATTGTGTCATCGAATGGTCAGCCGGCCATTTATGCCAACGTCAATGTAGATTTTGACACTACGGCACCGAGTACCTCCCTAACCTACTCAACACCACCCGGGGGAGTATGGGGTATGTCGATATGGGGCACTGCGAAATGGGGCGGCGGATCTAACTCCATTTATAAGTCGTGGAACGGAATCAACGGCATCGGCTATGCCGCTGCACCTCGTTTCATGTGTGCGGCAAAGGGAACGACCGTCATTTGGATTTCGACGGATATTGTCATGGAACCGGGGGATATACTCTAGATGATTGTCCAAGGCCCGGAAGTCGCCGCCTGGGTTTACGAGGCGGTTGGGTCGGCTATCGGACCGAATACCGTAGGAATTGGCTACGTTAAGGACAAAAAACTAATCGCTGGATTTGCTTTTGAGTCATTCAACGGCGTTAACATGATTGCCCATCAACGGCAAGACGAACCAGCGCCTAAAGGGTTCTGGATCGCTGCGGCTGACTACTGTTTCAATAAATGCAAACTCAAGCGAGTCACCGGTATGGTGAACGCCAGCAACACCAAGGCTATCCGGCTCAACAAGCACATCGGGTACGAAATAGAAGGCGTGATGGAGAACGCGGCCGATGACGGCGGCGACATACTCATCATGGTTTTATGGCGCGATAAGTGCCATATTTTGAACTGGAAATAATATGGGTAAATCATCCTCACCTCCGCCACCGGATTATGTAGGCGCAGCCAATGCAACGGCGGCCGGTAATCTAGAGGCTGCTCAATATGCGGCCCAGGCGAACCGGGTAAATCAGGTCACGCCCTACGGGAACCTGAACTATTCGACCAACATGCCGAATGATCCATCGAACGTCAATGCCCGATGGACGGCGACGCAAACCCTTACTCCGGCACAACAGACAATGCTGGACAGGAACAATAACCTGTCCATCGGGCTATTGGGGACGGCGAATAACGGGCTTGGGTATGCCAATCAGGTCCTTAGCAAACCCGGTGTCGATATGTCTTTACTCCCTTCGACGGGAATCAACCCTGGACAGTCGTATCAAGATGCGATGATGACCCAACTGCAACCGCAGGTGGACCGGTCGAATAACTTCCTTACCGCACAACTGGCCAATCAGGGAGTCACACAAGGTTCTGAGGCGTGGAAAAACGCCTGGCAGCAGCAGAACCAGAATAACAACAACCTATACGCCCAAGCCACGACGGCGGGCATGAATATGGGATTGAACGCCAATAATCAGGCATTCAACCAGCAGGCCTACAACCAGATGCAGCCCATCAACATGATTAACGCATTGCGCACCGGCTCCCAGGTTCAGACGCCTAACTATGTCAACCCGGCTCAACAAGCCACTACATCCGGGGCGGATTTGTTGGGGGCGGCAAATTCCAGCTACAACGCACAACTCGGCAACGTCAACGCACAGAACGCACAAGCTGCAAATACCACTTCAGGGCTTGGAACAATTGCTATGGCGGCGGCAATTTATTGATGACACCTGAACAATTCGCAAGCGAAAGACTACCGTCCCATTGTGGTACAGGGTGCGGTAAGTGCTGCAATGTGGGCGGGACAG